CCATTTTCTGTGAGCCAAGTCCAAATATTTCTAGTTGTGTTATACTGATTATTAAAGATTGACGGCTCATCAGGAAACAAAAATGATTTGTTGCCTGCGTTTTGAATATCATATATTGAAATAGAAATGTCATCCCATTTTAGATCATTATAAGCATATGTAACAGCACTAGTCTGTGAATTTATTGTAATTTCGTGATTTAATACAAGTTTTGGTCTAGTGAACTGCTTAATAATAAAAGGACTAGTTTGTAAACCTAAAGACCGTGAATTTCCTACTACATTTAAATCACCATCTGAACCTAGTGGGACTTTAAAATCTACTACTGCAATCCATCTATAAGTTCTTTTAGGTTCTAAATTGGGATCACTCCAAAATGTCATTTTTTACACTCTCGTTGTTTTAAACGCCAGAACGCAAGTCTGCAACACTATCTGGTACGTTTACTCCCATTGCAGAATATGTAGCATAATCATAGACAATAGTTAAAGTGTAAGTAACTAGAGAGTCTTCATTGTAACTTAACTGACCAAAATCAACATTTGATAGGTAAGCGTTTTTAAGAGTCCACTCATCTATTTGGCGACCCTCGGCATCAATTTGCTCAAGCCTTGGGTTGCCTAAAGCAACAGTGGCTTTTTGCTTAGATAAAGAGTGGTCATTTTCTGGTCTTCCAGCTGGAGTTCCACCAGGGGTGAAATAGCCAGCTTCTCTTAGCATTCTGTTTAATGAATAAGCAGCATCTTCACCACGACCGGGATCAATAATGGTAACTGTTACATCCTGCCACATAACGCGACCTGGATACTTAAACGTATGCTGAATATACTTTGCTTGAACTGGACCTTCGACTTGAAAAGTGGGCTTCTTTACTGTCTGTACAGTATATGGCTGCATTACATTATTAGCACCAACTAGATAAAATAAATATCTAAAAGATCTCTTAGGTTCAGTTTGAAAATCAGTCCAGAATGGCATAGTTTAGTTTCTCCTTTGTAGTAAATAGTTACCTTTTATTTTTTAATCCTCAAAAGAAGCCCCTGAATCTGTTATTACGAAGTCAATCGCAATAAATTCAATGGCTCTCGCTGGTTTTAAGAAGATTTGAGCGTACATGATGTTTCTGTCCACCAAATCTGGAGTTGTTGTAGTCTCGTCTAGAACCAACTTATAATCTGTTAAGCCTAATCTTGCTCTAACAGAATCTAGTAGAGGCTCTACCTGACCTTTAAAGCGGTTCCAAGTTACTTGTACGTTTTGGTCGAACAAGAGTGTTGCCGCTATGCGTGAAATCTGCTTCTTCAAGAAGATCATCAATCTTCTTACGTTAATACGGTCTAGAGCAGATGGTGTTATTTGCAGTGTCTTCTGACCGAAGATAACGATTCCCTCTGATGGGAACTGAGCGATTGGGTTAATGCTCGCCTCATAGAGATTATCGCGATCTTTAGCTACTAGCCTCTCGCGAACACCTACAACTGGTAGACCCGCTGCGTTGTTAGCTGAAAGCCCACCGCGAGTAAAGCCTGCTGGTGCGAACCAAAGCTCCTGTGTTGCCTGACCGTAGGACATTGCACCGATTGCGGCTACCGATGGTGGCGCCCAAACCAAAGTACCATTGAAGGTATCTTGGATTTGAACCCATGGGTAGTAAGCACAACCAAAGCTTGAGTCAATTTGGAGGCTTTGGCGCTTGTTGTTGACAGTATCATCAACAGAGCCTATGCGAGCAGAGACGGATAGTGTGTTCTCTGTCTCTGGAACGTAGCCGCCTTGGAGGTCAATAATCGCTAGAGCATCGCCACGATCCTCGCACATATCTACTAGAGAGCGGTTAAGGGTGTTGTTGGTAATACCGGGCATTGCCGCAATATCAAATTCAACAGCCTCTGGATCTCTTACGGCATCAATCGCCACTCTTATGGAGTTAACCGCATAGTTGTTAAGCTCTGTTTGAGTGGTTGTCTGCTCTAGGAAAGTATTTCTAAATGGTTCAGCCTCAGTGATATCCAGACCATCATAGCCGCCATGGAATACTGTTGTGAATGCGTTTGCCCCAAGAGCTAAAACCTCTCGATAGCTACCACTAGTGATTGGTGCCTCGCGAACATAAAGCAGTCCATCGCGGTCACCGGTTGCACCATCAACGTCCTGTCTAGAACCAGACTTATAAACCAAAGTGCCAGAAAGGGCAACGTCACCGCTAGTTTGGTTAATGCACATATCATCTAGAGTAAAGATGTACGAGTTAACCGTATCTGCGTCACCACCAGTGTCAGCTACTAACATATCCACGTCAGATGGCTTAGGACCGGTGTAGTCTCCAATGGAACTCGCTGGGCGTCCAGTGCGGTTAAATGTACTATCAACACCAAAGTAAACATTTTTAGGGTTAGTTGGGTTGCCTTCTGAAGCTGATACTCTCTGACGAAGAGTTGGGAACTTAAACTCGATGTCGTAGTTTTCAGTACCTGAGACAAATGTGGTTAAAGTATCAGTACCCTGCCATAGACCTGAGAACTCTGCGGCGCCGGTAACCAAGCTATTAGTGTTTCCGATATCTCCTGAGCCAGATATGCTGAATGGAGCGAACTGTGGCATACCGAATACACCGAAAGGTAATAGCTCAGTGGCTAGTTTACCTTCTCTTAGTTCGTCAGTCATATCGACATAGAAGTACTGTGAAAGGTTTGGATAATCACCATACTCTCTCCAACGTCTATCTGTGTCGTCCCACTCTACATATCTATCACCAACTTTTCTAGCAATGAAGTTTGGCGAGCCTGGGTTTAGGTTACAATTATTAAACTGCTCTAAAACTTTTGGTCTATTATCTGTGTCATTCATTGCGCGAACTTGCACAGAGAAAGTGCCATAGCCGCCGTTAGGATTGTCAGAAGCGCGAATATCAGAAATAGATACTTTTACATTCTTCGAAGTCCAACGACCAGTGTTTCTTGCACGTAGTCTAAACAGCTTAGGCATATCTGCTGCATCGAATGAAGAGCTATTATCTGTTAGATCTTGACCAATGAAATAACCAGTAGCTGGGTCGCTAAAATCTCTCTTAAAATCACCGCCATCAGCCTCATCAGACCTGAATAGAGGTATTATCACACCATATTGATCGGCTGCAGAACCTGTTAAAAGTTGAGCAACTTCATCTTCGTAACTCTCACCGAGCCAGTAAGGTCTATAAACCGCTGATGCACTATCAGTGATTGTAGTGTTGGTAAGAGTTGGATTGGTGTTAAAGACTTTACGAACAAAGTCCTCTGATGTCTGAGAAAAGTTAAACTTGGATTCTATTTCAGTTTCACCATCAGTACCAAGGACAATAACCTTAAACTCTTTATCGGCAGTGGCTCTAACAATGATATTGGTACCCGCTCCAGAAGCATCAGCAGTATTTGTACCATTGGTGTCGGCTAGAAGCTCTGAACTACCAGTCGCTGAAACAACCGTACCAGAAAGCGCAACCGATCCAGTTGTGCAGTACCAAACAGCAGCGAGGGTACCAGTAGTTTCGCTAAGTCCAGCAGAAGAAGATTGGAATACGAATAGACCATATGCACCACCAGCATCTAAGTTGTTGGCACCAGGGTAGGGTTTAACGCTATCGCCATCTAACGGGTTAGTCAATCTCCAGCCGGCTTCACCATCACTATCAGCAAATCCATTTTGTTGACCGACTAAGCGAACGAATGTAACAGGTGAGTTATTTCTCAGCCAAGCTTGTGCTGCATAAGCTCCATATGTTGGTCCCGTATTGACACCAGAGCGCGCCACGTCAAAAGTTTCAACACCAGCCATTGGGGCGCCGAATACTTGTGTAAACTCTTGGAATGACTCAATTCTAGTTGGATATAGAGCCGGACCAAATCTTGAACGACCAATGATTACTGGTCCAATATCTCCTGGTGTTCTTGTTCTGGTTGAATTATCAATCTCGTTAATAAAAACCCCAGGTGAAATAAACTTAAAGTCTCTTGCTGGCATATGTCGATTCTCCTTTTACTGAAACGAAAGCGTCAATGTTTCTTTATTAATTAGTGAGTTGAGGTACCAAAAACCATTTTTTGTTTAATCTCTGTATTTTGATTTACCATTGCCATAATCAGGTATATCGCCAAAGATTACACGCTCTCTTGGTATTTTAACTTTTACTGCGCTTTCTCGTCTTATTATTTTAGGTCTTTCTCCATTTGGACCTTCACCTATAAGATATCCAAGTACCTCAAATGATACCTTAGTTGTATATTGTCTCTCGTCTGTACCCAAGCTGGATACATTGTTTGCCAAATTTAATCCTTCCTGTAGAAAGGTTTCATAGCGATGTCCATTCTTCTCTATGACAAAATAACTTATAGAAGACCCAAGAGTAATAAACGGAGCCAACAAGTCATTCATCTGCTGAACATATTCGGAGCGAATAGTAACATCATACGTCATAGAAACATAAACTGGGAGTGGCACATTTAATGTTTCATAAACTACTTTTCTATTTTTTTCTTTTGGAAAGTAAGCTTGTCTTTTTGCTATTTTATTAGCTGAATCTCCATAGCGTTTTCTATTGTCAGCTACGGTATAATTATTTGTTTTATCTTTTACGATTTTTCTAGCTATGGTAATTCGACCAAACCTATTATCTTCTGGAAGTATCCCACTTAAACCATAGTATGCGCCTTTTCTTGTTTTACTTTTGTTCATCCCTGTTCTTTCAATTGTTATCAGAGGTAAAACAAGAGTGCCATCGCCGTCTCGTAAGTCTTTATTATTCTTAGACAAAAACGAACGTTCAGCAGAAGCCCAGATAACCGGTGTCTTTTTCCAGCCTTCATTGGTCGTAGCGTTACTGTTCATCTTATCATTAATAAAATCAAAGAAAGCAAAATCAATATTTTCTAAAGTCGAAGGTTGTATTTCTTCCACGCTTATATTGCTATCTGCGTTTTCTACGCCTTTGTATTGTGGATTATCCGGCATTAAAAGTTCCCTTACGTGCCTTGATGCACTTTGCTTCTACTTGCATTTTGTGTTCTACTTGACCAAATATCTCTTGAGGTTCGTTTAACTGAACTATCTCATAAAAAGTGTCACCATATTTTACGAAGTCTCCTTCTCTCACAAATAGATCTTGATCTTCAGTTAATCTTCTTTTGTGAAAGTGGACCACAATAGATGGTCTGCGGTCAATACCTAAGTTTGTTGTCTCTGTTGTATAGCCTTCCCACATTATAAGAGCATATACTCTAACTGGGGGCAAGAATGTTTTTTCTATTGCCTCGCCATAAAGTGGATGAAAGTTTGTGTGTTCCATACTGATGGGATAATAGAATATACCCTGACCAATGATGCGCTCAATAAGTTCATCATTGACTTGCTTTACAAAGTCGCGCTCTTTCTTCCCCAAGAATAGTGGTGGTGGTGGCGCATCTGGTTGTGTCCATTCGTTATCAGCCATTTATTATCCCACGAAAATCCGCATTGGAATTCTCTCTTGAACTTTATTAACCGCATCAGACAACTCAACATCACCCTGAGCAATCTTAGTGTATGTTAGTTCATCAAATATTGTTTTTAGTTCCTCGCGTAACTTCTCTTGTTCAGACTGCGCTTGACTTAAAAGAGCAGGACCGTCAAGGTTTATACTGTTCCCTGGTATTGGAATGGCGCCAACCTTAGAGCGAATGTTGCCCAGTGTTTCTTTCGAAAGAGATAGAGCGAATCGTCGTATCCACTGCTTACCAATAGAGTTGATCTTCTGATAGGGAGTGTTTTCAAATGGCAATGCGTTAATGTTGTTAATACCATCTACACCATTATCTGTTGTGCCGTCCTCTTTCCATGGAGTGTTTGAATCAACAAAGAATTCAATCCACATTGTCTTTGGAGTAACGGTTACAGATTGAGGGAATATTCTTAACTTGTTATTCTTAATCTCAAAACTGTAGTGGCTATTTCTTGTGTAGATTGCATCCTCAAAAGCCATTGCTTGTGCTTTGTTCTGCCAAGTTGGAATCAACTGGAATGTGCTGTCATCAGCATACTGACCATAACTCGCCAAGTCACCAACTGTGTTTAGACCACCGTAATATCCATAAAACCTCCACATCGCCTGTGGTGTTTTATAATATACTTTTGTTACGTTGATTCTACTTCCGCTTATAAGTCCATAATAAGGAACATCGCTATCTGTAGCAGCTGACGAAGAAACAATCGCTTG